ATATCAATCTTAAATACTCGTTTAGAAGGTGCTCTCATAATTCTATGAATTAACATAGCGTCTTCCATTAAAGTTAATTGTTTCCAAACTTTTCTTGTTGATTCAATCATTGACTTACCATAAGGTAAGAAATTACTATCACTTGCTAATCTGAAGTGAGCAACTTGAAAGTTTTCAAATTCTATTTTATTTTTACTAGTTGCAGCTCTTTGACCAAAATACGGGTGTGCTCCCTCAATTGATTCTAAATAGAACTTTGTATAATAAGGATTCTCTGGGTCTTCTCCCTCTGCCCTCACAACTTCATATGGTGATAAAGGAACAATGTTTGTAATTCCGTATTTGTCACTAATGTCTAAATATAAATAAAAATCACCATACTTTACCATATTACGAACCCACGGCCATAAATTGAACTCAATGTTCATAATATCATAAAATAAATTATTTAAAATTTCTTTGATGTTGTTATTGTCTGTCTTAATATTTACAACTTGTCCGTATTCGGATTTCATTGTTGATTCATCGGAATATATATCCAATGCACTTGATATGATTGGGTCTGAATCCATTGACTCATAGTCTTTGAATAATCCCAATCTCGCTGCCATAACCTGATGTATGGTTGAGTATCCTGTTCCAGCTAAATCTAAATTAGTATGTAATTTAGAATATCTGTCGACAAGATGACTCTTGACTTGATGTTGTATTTGGTCTGTATCGGCTATTTTTAATTTTTTACCACCTACATTTCTTACAATTACATTTGTACTAAATAATCGTTGTAGTCTTCCAAATAATGTTGTATCTGCCATTTTTACCTCACTTTATAAGAGCCATTCCAATGACTCTTTATCTTTATTTTTTCCTGGTTCCCACTCCCAACTATCATTTTGATTGTCGTTAGGTGTATATAAACCCTCGTTATCCATCATTTTGGATAAAGTCTTTTTTGTTAATTCTACTCCCTCAGTTCGTAACCTTAATGCAGTATCACGAACCCATAAAGCAATAGCAAATGACATAACTAAATCATCGTTATATCCTCTCATTGCTTCTGCTCTATTATTTATATAGACAAAAGTTAATAGTTCATCAATCAAACGATTACTACGAACAACTACACTTTCTTCTCTAAAAAATTCTTCTAACTTACTAATAATTAGTGGTCTGGTCTTGGAAGTCGTTGAAAAACCCGCCACCATATTTCTTTCTTGTCTACCAATTTTATTGTTCAATTGGTGTTGAACATCAACATATTGTAAGTCTTTACTTGTATAAAATAGATTAGGATAGTCCCTATCTATTACTTGTTGGATTGTTGCCCAACCAATGTTATTGTTTTCTATAATAAGTATCGCATCATTATATTCTGTTGCTACTGAAACCAACATATTTCCAAAATCTTTTGTATTTATTTTACCCTTATACTCTGCTACTTGCTCTAAGTTCTCAATATCAATTACGTGAAAAGCAGAATAGTCTGCACTATCTCCACGACCGACATCTGCACTTACTACATAGCTTTTTGAGTAGTTTGGTGGTTGCCAAACCCAACAATTACTATCAACCCCTCGTCGTTCCATTGGGTCTTCAACACATCTTTCTCGTAATCGTTCTAATAAAACTGCGTCAATTACTGAAGTTCCTGATGTTAGGAAATCACAATCACATTCTTGTGCCGCACTTGCTGGCCCAAGTAAAGTATCTTGTTCTTTTCTCCAAGCTTCCCCTCTGTCTGGATGAACCGTCCAATGTAATTTGATAAAGTTAAACAATCCTCTACCCTCTTCTGATTCTACCCAAGTTTTATGAAACCAATTACCCACACCATTTGGTGTAGATAAAGCAATACATTGACCACCAGTAGTTAAGGTGGATTGTGCTGCAGTCCATATATCATCTATCTTATCGATAAATGCTGCCTCGTCCAATATCAATAATGATAATGCTTCGGAACGAGCGGCTTCAGGACCTGATGATACTGCCTTGATTTGAGAACCATTACGATATCTCAAATTCAATTTGTTATCTTCCACACACCTTTGTTTCAACCAACTCGGTAAATTTGCGTGCATAACACGAACTTTCGTTACCAAGTTTTTTGCTACTTCTTGCTTTGTTGCAATTACCAAGATATTCTTGTCTTGTTGGAAAGTCATCATCCACAAACTATATCCAGCTGTTAATGTTGATATTCCTAACTGACGAGCTTTCAGAATGATATTAAATCGTTCCTTTTGAAATTCATCTATGGTATTTTCTTGAAATTCATACAAGTCAAAAGGTATCTTGCCCTTTATCGGGTGTTGAATCAAGCAATATTTCTTCATAAAGTATGCGGGGTCTTTAGCGCACTTTATATATTCTTGCTTTATTACTTCTTTTAGTTGTTCTGCCATTAATCTACTATCTGACCTGCAAGTTTGACTGAACCTGCTGTTGCTACTACCCCAAACGTAAAGTATATCCACTTGTTTTCATACCATTTAGGTCTGACGAGTTTTACTTTTTGTTCAAGAAGTTTGTTGGTGTCTTTAAGTAAACTAATTTGAAATGTTTTGTTTTCTATTAACATAGAATCTATTGCTGCTGTTGCTTCCAATCTATTTACCATCATCTCGTAATCAGAAACTAATGATACATTTAAGCTATCTTTTAGTTCTAATTCTTTAATGGCATTAGTAAATCCCAATACTTGTTCTTCCGTGAAAGAATAAGTCTTAGGTTCTTGGATATCTTGTGCAAACAAGAGTCCTACGAATAGTATGTATATAATGTGTCTCATATATATAAATATATACTATTTAGAAAACTTCTTCAAAAATTTTACTGCGTCATCAGCATTATCTTCTTTTACTGCTTCTGATGCTTTTTCTAGTTGTTTTTTAGTAGTAGTTACTTTTCGTTTAAGTTTTGCAACTTCTTTTTTGTTAACTTTCTTCTTTGACTCAAGAACTTTTACTTCTTTTTCAAGTTCCTTAACCTCAGTATCTTTTACTTTGATTGCTTTGTCAAGTTCTTTAACTTCTTTTTTTTGGTTGCCGCCAAAGAAAAGATTAAGTATCATTTGTATGAACTTCATCATTTTACTCCCGTTAGTTGTTGTTCTGCTTCTTCAACGAGTTGTTTTTTTTCTCGTATGAAATTTCTTGCTTCTTCAATAGTTTTATCAAATTCTTTTTCACCCATTTCCCACTTGTCTTCTTCTAACATTGGTGTATTCACACCTACATTATTATACCAACTTTTCTTACCACCTGTTTTTTCAAAATCTGTTATACTTTGTTCCAAGTCTTTTAATTGTGCTTTTTGGTTTTCAAGAACTTTTGTTTTTGCATATGTTTCATATTCAGAATAATCTTTTACTCTCATTTTGTGTTCAAATTCAATCTGACAATCAAAACAATGTCCCATTAATCTCCAAAATTTGTCGTCAAGTCTCTTCTTCATTGTCTTCTTACAAGACGGACAAAACCAGGGCATTCTAACTTCTGACATAATATCAGTTAATTCTGATTTTCTTGTTTTACCACCTAAGTTTTTTTCTGCTTTAGGTGTGTATCCAACCATTGACCTTTGTTCTACTTCTTGTCCTTTTAAAATAGCACTTAATGCTTTATTCTCTCGTTCTGATTCTTTTGACCTACCTGCCATTATAACTCCTTAAAATTTTAGACTACCGAGTATTTGATTAATTGGTGCAAATGCTCCTGTAAATTTATATAGGTTTCCTTTGTATTTGAAAACCAAACCTTCACTCGGGACAATTGCATTTAATCCACCGATAGCTTCTAATTTTTCTATTTGTATTTTTAGTTTTTGTAATTTTTCTACATTACCAGGTTTTCTTAAATCGTTCATCGCACTGATAACATCTTGTCTAATTTTTTGTGTTGCTTTGTCAGGTGATACTGCTAAAAATCCTTGTATGTTTTTTAATATTTCTGCTCCAACTTGAAAAAATAATATTTCAAATGGTTTTACATTTTGTTTCCAAATCTTTAAATGATTTTTTTTATCTGTATCTAATATCCAATTTAAAAATTGTTGTTTTGATTTAAAATCTTTTTTTATCTGTGGTATTTTATAACTCTTATCAAAGTATGCCCAACGATTAACCAACTTAACAAATTGGTCTGGTTTAATATTTACTTTAAATTGTTTACCTGCATTGAATACATATTCTTTCCAAAATGATTCGTGATACATACCTAATCTATCACTATCTTTTAATCCATATTGTTTTTGTAGTCTATCTAACTTACCTATGAACTGACTTTTTAATTTACCAAAGTTTTGTGACTTTGGAACTTTTAAAAAATTAGGTCTTGAAATTTTAAATGTTTTCTGTATATTTTGATTTACTTGTTGTATCATACCTTGTAACATTCTTGCACTATCTTTTGCTTGTCCAATTGGTTTCCCACTTTCATTATATTCTAATGTTCCGTGAAATACAATCTCTGCAACATCATAGTCAATTATGTTTGCTGTCTGTGGATATATAACCTCTAAATTCATCCATTTAGTTCCATTACCGAACACCTTTTCTTTCTGTGCATTGGATAAAGAACCTATTGCCTTTTCTAAATCTACCATAGCTCCGTAAAATGCTTTCTTGATTTGTCCTCGTCCAGCGAATTTACTTGCCATTCCTTTGGCGTCTAATGCACTTGCACCACGATTTTTAATATGTCCATTGTTTCGTGCTGCTTTAAGTCGTCCGTCAACCCAACTTATCATCAGATTTTGTCCATCGAGTTTTTCAGAAACCTTATCTTCACGATTAAGACTTCCATTTAACCCTATAATAACTATGTTCTTCAAGTCTGAAAACATCAAATTATTATCATCAAATGGATGATTCATATGTCCGTATGCTCCACCTTCTATTAATAAGTTAACTTCTTGTGCAAATTTTTCTTGAATCTTCTTAATGTGTGTAATACCCTTTGCAGCATCCGTTTTATCAATTGTTGGTGAGTCTTTAATTTTAACTGATTTTTCTCCGAAGAACTTAACTATTTCCCAATTCAAATTAGATAAATTCTTTATCATTAGTTCTTTATATTTAGGAAATGGATTATCAACACTATCTGTATTTTTTCTATTCTGATTAATTGTTTTTCCATATGTTACGGTTTTTGCT